ACTTCTTCACGCATAACTGCAAGTTCTTCGGGGGATAATTCTACTGGTTTGAATCCTTTAGTATCTAAGCCCATGCCATGTCCTTTCTATTACTATACATATATAATAACATATTTACGCTATTAGTCAACCGCTTTTGGTAACAAAAAAGGGTAGAGCGAACCCTACCCTTTAATGATTTAGTTACTGGCGGCACTAATGTACTTGCCAAAACGTTCGTGGAATTCATCAAAACATGCAACTTCATCTGGATCTATTGGAAGTTGATATTGTGTAATAGCAACTTTAATACCCATAACTACAAGTTCTGTTTCGAAGTTATCCATCGCAAATCGCAGGAAGTTATTAACCATGTTATCAAACTTTTTGTCATTCTTATCTGACGCTTGTTTAAGTTCATAGCATAAGGACACTGTCAAGGAATACATGGCACTGATTTCTTTAGTGCCCATTTCTTTAACTTTACCTGCAAGTATATCAGTTGGATTAGGCATACTAGCGGCAACCTTACGGTGAGCCATAAATTTGACAGCCAAGCCTTCTCCTACTGCACCACTGATCAAATCAGTAGTTGTGTTTTCGTCATCGTCATCTTCAAGTAGTTCAGAAACAAAAGACCAACTACGTGGTGTTGCAAAAGAACGTGAAGGAGACTTTGGATCGAAATCGTATAAATCTTTCTTACTAAATGTTAAGTAACCAACAACATCGTTGTGTATGTTGTGTTCAACTGACCAAGCAAACCAATCGTCAAAGTCAACTGCAAGTTCTAAGTGTACAAAACGATTTGCCAACGGTGCTGGCATTCTGTATGTTACACCTTTATCTGCTTCACGGTTACCAGCCGCAACAATTAATACATTGTCTGGTAATTTGTATTGTCCTACTCGACGGTTAAGAATAAGTTGATAAGCCGCCGCCTGTACAGCCGGTGCCGCTGAATTCATCTCGTCTAAGAACAAAACAATATTATCAAATTGTGCCGCAAATTCTTCGCTTGGAAGTTCTGCTGGCGGTGCCCAAGCCATAGTATTGTCATTCGCACTATAATATGGAATACCTTTAATATCAGTCGGTTCCCAAAGTGATAGTCGAACATCAATAAGATGCGATTTGTTAAGTTGTTTTGTGATTTGCCCTACGATATCGGATTTTCCAATACCTGGAGGACCCCATAAAAAGATAGGACGCTTTTTCTTGAATGCCCTAACAATACTCTTTTTTGCTCCATTTGGAGTAACAGTGCGTACTACAGATTCCATGTTATATTCCTCGTTTGTTTGTATCAGTGCCATACTTAATTTCTTAGTATGTATATATAATAACACAGGTTATGAGGAAAGTCAACCTATTTTGGTTAGGTCTTTTGTCTATTTAATGCTTTAGTAAGTCCGTATTTCTTAACATCTCCACTAAAAAGGTGTAGTTCGAGTGCTTTCTTTTCGTCCGTTACTTCAATAGAATATTTACACAACCAATAAGGACAATCAATAAATTGGTCTAACCAAATTATAGTATTAGTTGTAAGTTCAAAATCTTTTGGAAAAGGTATTTCGTAGGTTGCAAGTTCTAGTTTATTCTTAAGGAATTCTATTCCTGTGTCAGTGAGACGTAACCCTCCCTGATCCTTTACTCTAGTGTTTTGCCATAATGTAGACATATACTCTTTCATAGTAACATCTGATATGGCGATATCGGCTTGTTTTAGAAAGATCTTAGTATATGTTTCTTTGTTCATTCTTCGTCAACTACTTCACCTGTACTAAGTTTATATACAGAGAAGTCTTTACAATTGAACATTTCATTTAATTTGCTTGCTAGATTGTGTGCATGACCTGGATTAGAAAAACTTGTTTTCTTATATTTAGGTCCGGGGTAGTTGGTTAACATATTTGAACTTTTTAAATTGAAAGGTTTATCTTTATGAAAGACAGCCCAGATGGCTTCGGCTTCTAATACTTGTTCACTGCGATATGTTTTTTTGTTTACGTATTCTAGTAATACCGTAGGTTTTGGTCTACTCATGCGTACTTCCTTTTAATTATATACGCATATATTTATCTCTTTTTAAAGAGTTAAAGTAGTAGTTTACCTAAGTTGTAGTCCTAATTTTTTGACTGTTTGCTGTACACACAATGCTTGTACTTTACAATCTTCTAATGCATTGTGAGCCGCAAATTTTATTTCTTTACGAGGGTCTGATGGCATGATACCAAATAGTGTCCTGCTATCTTTAATTTTCCAAAACGGCCACGGAACATGATGATCGTATTGTCTAAACATATCTTCTAAGATAACAATATCAAATGCAGGACCTTGACACCAAATAGTATCAACACCTACGCACCATTTGTTTAATGCTTTAAGTATTTCGATTACCGGTGTACGATTTTCGTCACCGAGTGCTTCATTGCGTACATCTTCTGCTTGTGTAGCCCACCAATCTAATGTGCTTTGAGAAGTAGTACGTCCTTTATTAAGTTGTTCGTCTACATTAAATCTGTAGTAAAACGGTTGTAAAGTTTCTTTAACAGAATTAGGATCGAACTTAACTCCGCCAATTGTTAATACTGTTGCAGTTGGTAAAACATCTAATGTTTCTAAATCGATCATTGCATGAGTTGTCATTTATTCCAGTCCCCATAAATTTTATGATTCCAATCCTTTGTGTCTTGTAAATGGTTCAAAGTCTGTGATAACAGTTTATTACACCTTGCTCGATCTTTCAATAATTTTTTACAAGAAGTATCACCTCTAACTCCATCAAAATAAACTACTCGTTGAGGATATGTAGTATTGCCAGTTGATCGTCTATATCTGTTAAGAAAACTATTGTAAATACCATATCTTAAACTTACTATTTTACCTTTCAAATGGTTTGCTCTACCTTTGTAATCTACTTTGATTTCACCGTCAATCCAAATTTTAAAATATCCTTTTTTATAATCAGGATGCCAATTTGTATTAAATAAGATTTCAGTCCACTGACCTCTTAGGTCTTCATCACTTTTTAATCTGTACCACGGATCACCCATAAAAGTCATTCCGTTCATATTAAAAAATAAGCCACCTTTATGATACTGAAACATTACTACTGTTTGAAACGGGTTAGGTGTTGAAAATTGTATAAAAGACGTTTTTGCAGGAACTACACTATTAAAGTCTTTTGGAACAAAAATATAAAATCTATACCATCTTTCTTTTTTAAAGGTGTCGTCAACATAGTAAAGTTCTGTTCTTTCTCTTTCATTATCACAATCACTCCAATTTGGTTCATATCCACAATCACCATTGTTAAGTTCGAATCTAAATGATTTATCTCCAACAATAGACTTATCACTTAATGTAACAGAATCACTATGTTTAGTTAGATCATGTAAGTGTTTTAACTCAAGCAAACCATCGCCATCGGCTCTTGCTTCTGCTTGTAAACTTTTTAGACCACTACTGTTTGCAGTAACATTACCAGCAGTAACTAACATACCTAATACAATAATTAAAAATCTACCAAGCATTTCCGCCATCCATTTGTACTTCTACAACTTCTTCTTTGTTTGCATTTTCCTTAACAAACTTTTCCATATCACCTTGTAGTCTAGACATTACAATTCCTAATGTAAATGCTAATCCTTTTGCTTGTTGCAAAGTAAGTTTTACTTCTTTCGCTTGTCCAGAATCAGCCTGTTTGACCTGTTGAATGAACTGCTGAATAGGTGCAGTATTAAGAGGTTCTTGCGTTGACACGTGATAACTCCGTTCTCATTTCTATATCAGTCTTAAACGGACCGCTATAATTATATCGTTCAATAGTAATTTGTTTAGGACAAAAACTTTTCACCCAACCCTTTTCAAATTGGATACAGTAATATCCTGCACAGTATAGGCTTTTACTTTTATTGCTTTTGCTAAACAACGGTAATTTATTTTTAACATCATACATTGGGTTGAAAGGCTCACAACTAGTTGGATAACCATGTACTTCAAACTCTGATACCGATGTTTGTTTATCAGCAGTACTCCAACTAATTTTACCTAAGTGTTTTTTAAGTTGATTAAAGTCCCCAAACACTTGTGTTCCTTGTCCGCAAGAGTATGTATAGCACTCTTCGGCGGCGCTTAAAGTTCCTACTTTAGAGCCATTTTCTTCTACAATCCAAAACTTATCTTTAAGGACTTCTTTTGCTTTTATTGTCATTGTGGATACCTCGCTTGTAATGGTTCTGCGTAATATTGTGCTTGATCGGCAATGCGTTGCATATCCCATTTAGCACAGAATTTCATAAGACGCATGCCTACTTGACTAATTTCTTTCGGAGTCATATGATCTTCGATTACATCGTTAATAATACTTCTAATGTTACCAGGTTGTGCAGTTAAGTCGCACAAAATAACATTACGTTGATAGTCATCTAATACACGGTGTTCGTCACCATTATGATCTACCCAACGTTGTAACATCATGTTATTCCAATTAAACCCTTTTGTTTCTTTATCTTCAAATGCTTCAATTAGACCAACTTTGTTTTTAGTGCCTTTTGTTCTAACACCAGGAAATGCTGAAAACACATTATCACTTGTGTCGCCTCGCATACATTTTTCAAACAACATAAATTCAGGCTTAGGTGCAGGCTTAGGTTCTTTTGTTTTCTTGTCAATCACAGGCTTGCCTTTGTCATCAAAGTAACCTTCGTGTGTAATTGTAACGTTTTGTATACCGTTATACTGCTTTACATTAGGTGCAATAAGTTGTGCAAAGTCACCGTCAGTTGAAATAATAACATGATTGTCATTAGGGTGTGACTGCACCCAACCTGCAATAAGATCATCTGCTTCTAGTTGCGGATGTTGCATAACAGTACAGTTAGTCTTAGTATCTACAAAGTCTTTAAACTCATCAAACACTTCCCAAAACACTTTATCTTCTTCTGCTTGTGCTGGAGTAAGTGCATCACGACTTTCTTGTCTGTTACGCTTGTAAGGTTCGTAAAAGTCTTTACGCCAACTGCGTCCTTCTAAACAAAACACAACATGATCTGCATTAAAGTCACGCCATGCTTTCTTAACACCTGAAAGTGTAATATGAAATGCCATACCGACTTTATCATCTATGCTACCACGTACTACGTGTCTTGCACGAAAGAATGTGTTAGCAGTATCTACTAGAATATAAGTTGCCATTAGTTTGCCTCTTTGTATAATTTATAGTACTATTGTAACACTAAATCTGGCTGTTGTCAACCACAAAATTCTTCTTGAATATACCGTTTTAGTTCGTGATCACCTACGTTTTTGGGTATTCTTTTCTTGTAAAATAGTTCATAACTATCTGAACCATACTTGCCGATGCCATATAATTCTGTGGCATCTTCCCCGTCCCAGTCTTTAAATTGTTCGCTCATTCGATACAGTCTTTCTGATCGAACGTGTTTCATACCTAAGGGTTCAATTACTTCTTCAATTTCTCTGCGTGTTGCATGTACTAAAGAATCGTGTGTACTCCATTTAGCAAAGAACTTAGGTAGTACTGCTTTAACTTGTTTACGATTAGTTAAATTTAAGCATATGACTCCAACCATGTGTTGCCATACATTGTCCACTTGTTGTTGGACCATTAGATCGTCGCGCATTACGATATTTCACTTTTGCCTTTGTCAATCGGAACTACGTTAATATAACCTGCATCACGTTTAGGATCTTGCCCTTCTTCTTCTAGCATTTGCGATACAATAGTTCTAAACCATGCATCTACTATTTGCTCGTTTGTTTCGCCTGTGTACCCAGCATCAAGTAGTTGTTCGATAAACTCATTATTCCAATCAAGTTCAAAGAATCCATTACGAATATTATCTGGATTAACTTGTGTATCTAATACTGCTACCCAAGGCTTTTTATCTTTAGTTGCTTGTGCTTTTTCTGCATCTAATGCTTTTCGTCTTACTTCTTCTGAAGTAGGTTCTGTTGTTTCTTTAGGCTTAATCCCTACTGCCTTTTTTATTTTATCTTTCCAATCCATACTTTACCATCCTGCCTTTCTAATTGCATCTGAAGGATCTTTTTTTATTTCTGCCTTCATTGCTTTTTCGTGTTGTGCATTTTTATATTCTTTCAAGTTATTAAGTTCCCCAGGCATTTCCGAATAGTGAGATGTGGAGTCTTGGAGTGAATCGCCATCCTCTTTCCATACACGCCTCGGCAACTTCTTTAACATTAAGATTGTATTCTTCCGAACGTCCTCCAAGCGGCATAAGATATACCGGACACTTGACCCCGGCGCTCCGATACTCTTGAACAGCCCTAGTAACTTCTTCAAAGTCGTCAGTAGTAGCGACAACAAACTTAAGATAAATGTCACTACCGTCAACAAGGCTATACTCATGAGCCACATCAGGCTTAATAGCAGTATCCCAAGGTTCTCCACTAACGCTAAGTTTCGGGGAACAAGACCAAGTGACTGTAATTCTGTCATTGTCTGTGAGATAGTTGAAGAAATCGTCGTGTAATACTTGTGTAGTGTTTGTTTCAAATGTAACATTTTTTAAGTCCTGCATTCTTGGGTGTTCAAATAAATCAACATAAAGTCGTTGCCATGCTAACAAAGGTTCTCCACCAGTCATAATCAAGTGTATGTCTTGGCCGTTATCCATTGTCCATTTGCCTTCTGGAGTAAGTGAAAGTAAATGTTCAACTACTTCGTCAATAGTTGCTTCTTTATTAAAGTGTTTAAATTCAGGATAGATACTTGCATATGTATCACAGCCTGTATGTATAATAGGTAAGTCTTCAAATTTCTCTGTTGTCTTATGTACATCAGAATCAATTAATGCTTTTACTTCAGGATTATATCTAATACCTTCAGCATGTAATTGTGTTCGATTCCGTTTTTCATTTGTACCAAAGTTCATGCAACGGAAGTTACAACCGAATGTACGTAAAAATACACTAGGTACACCTACAAACTTGCCTTCGCCTTGTACTGAATAGAATGCTTCGCTATAACGTAATTTCATTTAATACTCCATTTATAGTTCATTATATACTATATTTAGGTTTTTGTCAAGTGTTTTAAAAATTTCTGTGCAATCAATTTGTGGTATAGTTGATTGAAATGCTCTTTATCATCTTCAAAATAGTTATTATGATCAATATTTCTCTTCTGAAAAAATTCTTCTACACTTTGATCTGCTATTTTGGTTACTTTTAGTTTGCCGTAAAAATCCCATGATTCTGGAAAGAATGTTCTTTCACGCATCTTAAAGAGGTATAAAGGAATGTCTCTGTCTGCACACATATTATCCCATGTGTATATGTCTTTGAAAAAATCACGTTGTTCTAAATGTGTATTAAGTTCAAAGAACGTCTTAATTTGCATGTAAGTTGACTTGCGTATATCCGGATCTATTAATCCGTTATCATAACTAAAATTTAATCCAGGGAACTTTTCGTAATCATCTTCTGTAGGTTTTTGATATAATTGGAAGTACTCTTCAGATATAATACCGTCAATATATCTATCGGTCATTCCTGTTTTATCTGTGCCTTCAAAGTGGGTAAATTGATCTATTGGAATTACATTAGGAGATAATTTTTCATTAAACCCTAACATAAAACGATTCAACGATGACATCAAAATAATTACTTCATCAATGTCATCGTATTTTTTAAACATACTCCCTAACCAGTCTGCATACGTCCGATTGTTTGCGCCTGGCATAGAGTAGACAACAGCCTTTTTATTATGTAGTTTAACATATTCTTCTACATAACTATTTTCATTCCATACAGAATAACTTCCAGGACCTTGCTTACCAGGTACTGTTTTATATCCACATGTATGACTGTCGCCTATGAATAGTGTTCTAGTCATTAAAATATTTGTTTAACATTTCAAGACGATCGTCCGCAGTAGCCATAGCATCCAGTTCTTTTTGAATAGTTTCAATAATATCTGAATGTTCGCCAATGCCAACAACCTTTTCCATGTACACATTAATATTAGT